CTTACTTGTATTGGTTTACCAGCAAATTGTAAACTACGCATTGATGGTAAAATCTTTTTATCAAATACATAAGTATACGCATTTAATATATCGCTTTTTAATTGTGGGTAATTCTTGATATGCATCTCCAAATTTCTAGTAACTAGCTCATCCCAAGTTTCTCTACGATTTAACTCAGGCATATACCTAGCGTACTTCATATGAACAGTAATATCAGAAAGTATGTTTCTATTAGTGTCTTTCATTTATTATTTTCTTTTATATATTGTTAAACAAAAATCTACAAATGGTAGATATAGTACGTGGTTATTTCTTTTCTTTTCTTTGTATGTTCTCATACCTAAAAGTATGCCAGGGTAAAACCCTACACTAAATTCCCAATCCATATTATTTAATTTTATTAGTTAGTAATTGTATTACCATATCACATTCCTTTTGGTTCTGAGGCTTATATAAAGTTACATGCGGATAACATCTATTAATAAATTTTTTGAACAACTTCCATCTTATTGGGAAACTTTCGTTCGCTCTACCCTTGCACTCAATTATAAACCCATCACCTATAAAATCAGGTGTGTATTTTATTGGTAATATTTTTTTATTTCCTCTGTTTTTAAAATCACCTTTACCGTTAGATTGTCTTTCATAACTTGGCGTTTCAAAGTTAAAGCCTTCTATCAAAGTAAATGTTTCACCTTCATATTTATTTTTTATATTAGCTTTTTTAAGAGCTCGGTGCATATACTTTTCTAAACCAGAGGCGAAGGTTATACCATCGTATATAACCTTCTTAGCTCTAACAGGTCCTCGTTTTTTATTCTTCCGATATTTCATCTAATATATCTTTAATTTCCTCTCTAGCGGTTTGCACATATAAAACCGCATCCATGAGTTCCTCTTGGATATCAAGAAGATATTTACCTAGACCTTTTAATTTTGTTGTTCTTTCTTCATGAAGAGTCGTGCCGTATTTTCTAAAACCTTCGTTAGAACGTTCTACAAATTTATCCATAACACGTTTTACAACAGGATCTCTAAGCTCGTACATTGCTGCTATTCTTGAGCTTAAACCCTTAGCATCCATTATTTCTCTATCGCTCATATTAATTATTTTTTACAAATGTTCCATTAATCATTTTACCTTTACGTTTAGCTATAGTATCGTAAGCTGACTCAATACACTCTTCAATTGTTAAACCGTTCAGTTCAGCTAAGTTAGTTAATACTACAACCATATCTCCAATGCCATCTTTTATTTCGTCATCATTATCTTTTAATATAGCTCTACCAACCTCACCAGCTTCTTCCATTAATTTAACATATTGAGTTTTAGCGTCACCTTTTTCATATATACCTCTTTCATCAGCCCAGTCTCTAATTAGGTCGAATATAGTAGGAGTGTGTAAATCATTTGGAAACGGTAACTCCTCGTGCGTCGTAATGTATTTAATTAATGCTTTGTTGTATACATAGCACCTATTATCATTATACATAGATGTCTTTGCATTAGCAACTATCCAGTCAACTAAATCTTCATCTAACACAACGCTACCTTCAACTGTGTCCCAAGTCATCTCAAGGTTATCCATAAGATTACCTTTCAATTTATTAATAGGACAAGGAAACGTAGTAGTTTGTTCTGTTACGTTTATATTCATAGTCTTTAAATTAAAATTATTATTATTATTAAGTTTATTATAAGGAACACGATCAACTCTGTAAC